CGTTTCGGAAAAGAGATGTGCCGTGTAGTGGATTATCCTAAGCCTTGCAAGGACATAAACGAAGTCCTTCTCAAATACGGCAAGGATGCTGTAATAAAATGCTTGAAAGACTACACCGAAATGAAGCCTGATGGCATAGAAGAGCTTACTGACGTAGAGAACGAATTGGACGTTTTATATCATCAAGGGCTTCAAAAAGGGACTACGATAGGAGTGCTGGAAGTAGACAAGATTCTTTCTTTTAGGACGGGTATGCTTAATATTGTAACTGGAGTACCTACGTCAGGGAAAACGTATTTTCTTAACTACGTGCTTGCAAGGTTGAACATACTTAACAACTGGAAGGTAGCATTTTTCAGCCCTGAATTTTACCCTGTAAGCCTTCATATTTCCCAAGTGATAGAAACACTTGGTGGAAGAAGATTCTCGGCTGATAACTACAATATCAGTGTTTATGAAGAGATGAAAAGGTACGTTTGCGATAATTTCTTTTGGATTGACCCTGACGACACTGACCTAAATTCTGTTCTTGACAGGAGCAAATATCTTATCAAGAAGAAGGGGATAAAAGCACTTGTCATAGACCCGTTCAATGCCTTGACCGACAAGGAAAGAAAAAACGTAAAGCAAGATGAGTACATATCTGATTTTTTGCAGAAATTAAGGTGGTTTGCTCGCAAGTACGGTGTTGCTGTATTTCTTGTAATGCACCCCGTAAAGCAACAAAAGTTAGAGAATGGGTTATATCCTGTTTGCGACTTGTATAGCTGCAAAGGGGCGGCAGAAATCAACGACAAGGCAGATGTGGGAATATCTATATGGCGTAATGAGTTTGACGATTATGCCGAAATGCACGTTGTAAAGATGAAATTCAGGCATCTTGGGGAGAAGGGACATACGGCCTTTAAATTCAACATTAATAACGGAAGGTATGTTTCTATCGGGGATGCTGATACTCTTAAAAAGTCAGGCGCAGATATAAAAGGAATGACAGTAACTTGGGACAATTCAAACTGGGTCATTGAAAAACTGAAAGGGAATCAGATTCAGCAATCCATCCCCTACGAGCAGCCGCAGGAAGTCAAGCTGGAGAACGACATGCCGTTTGCTCCGATGGAAGAAGGAGAAGCACCGTTTTAATTGAATGATTATGAAAATAGGATTGATAGACGTAGATGGGCATCATTTCCCAAATTTAGCTTTGGGTAAAATAAGCAGATTCCATAAAGAACAAGGTGATTCTGTTGAATGGTATGACCCGTTTGAACATTATGACAAAGTATATATGGCTAAGGTATTTACGTTTACACAAGAATATGGGTATTTTGTCAATGCAGACGAAGTTGAGAAAGGAGGTACTGGATATGATATACATAAAGTGCTACCTGATTGTATTGACCGTTTGCAGCCCGACTATTCGATATACAAAAACGTGGATAACAAGACTGCATACGGATTTTTGACACGTGGATGTCCTAACAGGTGCTACTGGTGTATTGTGCCGAAAAAGGAAGGTAAACAACACCCATATATGGACGTGGATGAAAGATGTTCCTGACAAATGGTACGACTTGGCTATTTGCGACCCGCCTTATCAGCTTCCGAAAGACAGTTCAAACGGAAGAGGCAAGTTAAAGAATAGGGTGTTTAACAGAGGAAATATAGCCGAGCGATGGGACAAGAAGCCTACAAAAGAATACTTTGACGAGCTTTTTCGCATCAGCAAGAATCAGATTATATGGGGAGGTAACTATTTTGACTTACCTCCTTGCAGATGCTTTGTCTGTTGGGACAAGTGTCAGCCGTGGGAGAATTTCTCGCAAGTTGAAATGGCATGGACTTCGTTCGATAAGCCAGCAAAACTGTTCAAGAGAGATAATAGGCGAGGCGGTAAGATTCATCCGACGGAGAAGCCGATTGAGCTTTACGCTTATCTTCTAAACACTTTTTCAAACAAGGGAGATAAGATATTTGACAGTCACTTTGGGAGTTTGTCTATTGCTATTGCTTGTTACGAACTTGGATTTGAACTTGACGCTTGTGAGATAGACAAAGAATACTATGACAACGCATTGAAACGACTGAAAGGATTTGAGTTTGAAAAACTTTCCCGTTTGTTTTGATATATGAAGTAAGTTGTTTATCTTTGTGGAAATAAATGTATTGTGTATGATTGACTTGAAGCAGTATAGGGAAAATGCAAGGGAAAACAACCTTTGCTCCGAATATTCCGAAAAATGGGATTCATGCCATAGCAACAAGCAGTTTGTTGACATGGCTTTCAGCGTAAAGGGCGTTGACTATCTTTGTGACACAATAGCAAAAGGATGGGGAATCAGTCCGGATGTGATATGTGGGCGTTTTGGCTCGTTTATAAACGGAAGGTATGTTTCCGAACAGAATGGATATACCTCGAAGATGTATTGCAAGTACACTGGGGACATTAAGGCTGACACTACTCTCATTTGCCTTATTGACAGCGATGTTGTATTGGATATACCCAATGCTTCCATTTGCGAAGTATATTGTACCGGGAAATGCAAAATTACTGTATTTGGCGAAGGACGTGCTGCATTTGTATGTTATGGGAATCCGGATAATATTATAATTACAGGAACATGCGGGAACATGAAACGTATAAACAAAAAGGAGCGAGACCACTATGAGTAGCAAATACAAATTTTATATGAGCCGTTTCATTGACGGGTCTTGGGAATCAGAAGTAAGCATTGAAGACTATTTTGACGGTCTTGTCTATTTGTCATGCACAGGGTTAGCAAGTTTCGGGAAGCCAAAAAATGTATACTCAGAATCATTTGCAGAGGTTGAGGACTTGCGTTTGTACATACCTGAAACGGTTGTCCGTGAAAACACTGACATAGAATTTGAGTTCGGGTTCAAGAAAGCGAACAGGCGTGACACCTATCATAGCTTTGTGGACTGGATAACAGGACACAAGATAAAATACTGGGACACTGCAAGAAACCGTGAGGTTGAAATGATATTGATGGAAAAGATTGAAGTAGATGATGATTTTCTCAAAGGGGATTCACCTTACATAGTAGTCCCGTTCAAGTTCAAGAACCTAAAAGGAAGTTCAAAAAAACACGTATAATTATGGGAAAAGTAAATTTAGATTTTTTTATTCATGATGTAGACGGGAGCGTTAAAAATAAAATAACGTTCGATTCATTGAGTGATATTGACGAGTGCATTGAAAAACTTCAAATGGCACGCCGTATCTTTAAACGGGGAATTGAACAGGAGAAACAAAAAAGTATCAGAAAAAGAACAGCACGCAAAGAGCGCAAATTTCATGAAAGAGAAAGCTCAAAAATACCGGATGAAGTCATTGAGAACATGAAGAAAGCGGAAGAAGCATATAATAAAATGCCCGATTTCTTGAAGCCGATGTTCAAGCCTATACTTGACATGACTAAAGAACTTGTAGAAAAAACCAAAAATTCATAGTGTAAAAACAATGGAAAACATATCTGAACAAATATCACTTACAGAAGCAATGACAGATGCCCATATAAGGGAATTTCCGGAAGAGTTGAAAGACAACGGGAAAATATGGGTGAAAGCTATAGTAAAGGTAATGAAGTGCAATTGCAGGTCTAATTATGCTCTTGCAGTAAATGACGGTACCGGGAATCCTGATATTGTAAAAGATTACGGCTCTGTAGCAAAAATAGTGAAGATATTAGGAATATACCCGTATTATTACCTTGACAATTCTTCTATGCCTGATTTAAGGAACAAGCAAGATATTATTACTTATCTTTTCAGGAGCGGAATACCTAAAGAGCCTATAGAAAGCCTTCTTTCTATTGAAAACGAGAAAGGCGAGAAAAAAAGTGACGAGCAAAGGAAAAAGGACAAAGAGCAAGTTAGAACACTTGTTTATAAGTCCGCTATTAAAAACTACATTACAAACAAAGATGAAAGAGAACGCGCAAACAGGTCATACAATGAATTCATACTACCAGCAAAAAGAGAAAATCAAGAAGGCGATGTCAGAGACTACGTTACAGATAAAGAATAACAGCAAGGACACTAAGTTTGCGGACAAACTGATTGACAAACTGATGTCGTTGAAAGGTCAATATGATGTAGAGCCTACACGCATACACATACCGGAGAAGGACGTTATTAAAGAGTATGACAACGACAATATACGTATTGTAAGATGCAAGGGCTGCATTATCTGGCAGCATAAAGGAGGTCATGTTGTAGTTGTTTATCCTACCATGCGTGCCGAATATGAGTTTCTTGAAGGTATGCTTGACTTAAAGGATAACTACGATAACTTATCTGATGACATGAAGGCTGTGTATGACGGAGCTTATTTCGGTTATTCTATTTTATCGCAGCTCCCTACTATAATGGTAACTAACGATAAGTGGTTCGCTCGTTCATCAATACTTGCTTCATGGGGTCTTGCTCGTTTTGTAAAGGAACAGTTGGATGAGCCGTTGATGGAAGAAACGCCTATTGAGAATGCCGAGTTTGAGACGAAGATGGAGGTTGCTAACGAATTGTTGAAAGATGGGAAGGATACAGATAAAAACGCTTGAAATAGCTGGATTAAGAAGCGTGCTTGAGGCATTGCGTTTACCGTATGGAAAAGAATGCAGAAGCAAGACAAACGCAGAGTTCAATATAGACAAAAGCGGTCTCATCGTTTCCGGTAACTTCTGTTGTGCAATTAGCCCCAAAGACTTGCAGCTATTATCTACATTGGTGAAGCGTGGAGATGAACATAGCAAGTGTCTCCGAGGATTGATTGTCTATGCAGAAATCACCATGCTACGTTTCATGTGGGTTGAAATGGATACGTACCGTGTTGGAACAGAACGACTTTCGTCTGAAAGTACGATGCACATACAAGGAAAGGGACTGAGCACGGAAGAACTTGTAAAGATGAAGTCTGAATTGACAGAGGGAACAATGCAAAAGCGTATTCAGATGTTTTCTTATCAAACATTGCGACGTATCTATTTCCAACGTAGGAATCACCGGTTACCTATGTGGCATGACTTCTGTTCGTGGATTGAAAGTCTTCCGTTTGCTGATGTTCTAATAACTATTGAAAAAGAATGAAAGTAATAGAGTACATAAAAAGCCTAATTAAAGCGAACACGCTTGACAGCAGCAAGTCATTCGCGCTTGTATTATCTGTCCTTGTAGGGGCTTTAATAGGGCTTTGCGTGTGCTTCTGTTTGATATATGATGTATGTTCAAACGGGTATTTAAAAACAGATTTAGATTCGTTAGGAATCTTCCTGTTGTGCGCGGGTGGATTCATGGCTGGAGGCGGCTTAAACAAAGCAGTTTCAGAGCGTATAAGAACAGGAAAAACAAATAGAATAGAAACTAAATAGAGGAGGATAAGATATGAAAAAGAAACTTATTATTGCAGCTATTATTATTGTAGCTATTGTGGGATTGCTTGCTTATTATCAGTATGTTCCATTCTGGGCAAGCATAGTTAGTACAGGAGCTTTTATTGTAGGAATTATTGCAGGATGGTACTGCAAGGGATGGAGTGACAAACACATAACTGACGGAGGAGAAGAATAGTCATGGGAGTAGTAGAGAAATTGAAACGGCTTCACAAGCAGACCTTGTTGAAACTGAAAGACATTAAGAGAGTAGTAATTGCTGATGAGGCAGGAGTTAATAATGAGGAATATCTAAGCCGTGCAAGGACATTGGAAAGCTATACAAGCCCTAAAAAAAAGCGAAGAAGATGAATCTGCACAAGAGAATGAAGTTCAAGCTGTTTCTCAAAAATCTGCAAAGACTTCTCCAAAGAAAACAAAGGAATTTAAAATGTGATTCTATGGATGATGCAAGACCTATAGGAATGGAAGACTACAATTTCACACGTACAGACGAGATAAAGCATAATGCTCTTGAAAAAGAAGTTGGAGGTAATCATTATAAAACATCTTATCAGCCTATTGAACTTATGGAAAGAGTTAAGATGTATGCTTGCTGTTCGTATATTTTCAAGTACGTGTTCCGTCATAAGGGAAAAGGTAAGAAACAGGACTTGGATAAGGCATTGCATTGTTGTGAACTGATGGAAATCCTTGGTATGAATTGGTATGATGGTACACGTGTTCACAGTTATGATACAGACAAGTCATTGGATGAATTTAACAGGTTTGTCCAAGCAAATAAACAATTAGATGCCAATCAGATTAGAGCTATCTTTGCGATATGCGCCAAAGATATTGAATCGTTAAAAATGTCAATTAACAATGAGATAAAAGAATTTTATTTGTAAGTTTGTCATTGATAGATTTAAGTTCTTGAATATTTCCCCTGCTGTCTGTGAAGATAGTAGGTTTTGGTCTCTTGGGTGAGTGGTTTAGCCGACGCTCTGCAAAAGCGTTTACGCGGGTTCGATTCTCGCAGAGACCTCCAGAGTAATCCGTGAGAACGAAAAGGTACTCAACTTTGATATTCCTTTATAATTATTGTTTTTATAATTATCGTGTGGTGTATCGCTGTGGTTGAGGGCGGTATGCCACGGTAAACTAAGGAAGAAGTTATGACTGGCAAGAAAGTTAAGACAACGGTTAAAGCTAAGGTAATTCCTACGGCTAAGAAGTCTAAGGCGATAAAGCCGAAGATGGGTAGGGGGACTGGAGGTGTCATTATGACTTCCGTAAAACTTAAAGTTGAGAAGGACAACAAACAAAAAGAACAAAGTAATGGATAGATTTTTGGTAAGGATATTGCCTATTGTGCTGAACTTATACATAATTGTAGTTACAGCATTTGCTTGGAACGGAATTGATATTTCGGTATATGATTATTGGTTTTCGTGTACAATAAGCATGGGTGTATTGCTCACTGTACTTTGTCATTCTCAAGGTAAGTATCACTGTAAATGGATAAGAGCACTTTGTTACAACCTTATATTTGTGCCATTAATAAATTATGTCGATGCACTTTATCCGTTGTTCTATACAGTTGAATCGTTCTTGTTTGCGTTTTGTATTGACATATTTATTACCATCCTTGCTACAATCATATTAGCCATTAACCACTTTCGCCGCGTGCGCAAGGTATTAAAGAAACATAAGTATGAGGAACTCCGGCCTATTGAGTGCAACCGCACAAGAAAAGATTGACAAGCTACCGTTCTTCATGCGGTACGTCATATACAAACTTGTCGATTGTATTGATGATATTATCAACGGCAAGTGTGAAGAACAGCTTATTGTCAATACTATGAGCACGCTTGAAAACAACGCAAATGGAAGATATAGCAAGGAAGATTTGCTAAACTATGACAAAGCAGGTGAAGTACTCGGATTCGGTACTACGAACAGAATAGGATTAAAGAATCTTCTTGATAAGAACAACATACACGAAGTCGTAATAAACAACATGAAAGTAGGATTCAGACGCGATGAGATAATGGCTCTTAAAGACAAACTCAACGAAGATATACGCAAGAGAGAATTGAAGCGTAAACAAAAAGAGCAAAGACATTCTTTAAAATATAGACGATAACCCTTTGCAATCCAACTTTTTCTGACTATCTTTGCGTAAAGATTGCTTTCAGGGTTATGGAGAAAATACTTAAACTTTATACATACGTTGACGGAACTAACGATGCGCCGTTTCCAAGTACGGATGAGCAGGTAGTTATAGGCTCATTTACTTATACGGCCAATCGTATGGGAGGAAGCCCTACGATTTCCGCTACAGTAAAGCACCGCCTTTGTTTGGACGACCTTTGGAACGACAAAGTGTATGCCGAGTTTAACGGCGAGAAGTATTTTGTCATAAACACTCCGTCATCTTCAAAAAGCAATGACGATACGCGATATGAGCATGATTTGGAACTCCTTTCAGAAAGGGAGATTCTGAATCATGTTTATTTCATAGACGCTGTTCAGGGAGATTCCGATACAGACGTTTACAAAAGCAATTCGACAAAAGTCCTGTTTTACGGAGACATACAGCAGTTTGTCGCAAGGCTGAATGCTTCATTGTCTTATAGGAACTTGGGATATACGGCTGTGATAGACGATGGGGTTACATCAGAGGATAAACAAGTATCCTTTGATGATAAATACATACTTGAAGCATTGCAGGAAGAGTTCAACGTATTTGAGATACCTTATTATTTTGTCGGGAAAGTTATCCATTTCGGTTTTACGGATAATGCTATACCTACAGTATTAAAATATGGCAATGATAGCTCTTTTCTTTCCATTTCTAAAAATAACGCCAATTATCAAATAATAAACCGGATAACAGGAATGGGTAGTTCCGACAACATTCCATACTATTATCCTAATGCTACTGACGACCGTGACGAGATAGAATCCTCTGGGGGAAAATGGATTACTCCGGTTCAAAATTTGATGCCTTCCATATACAGAGAAAGCGAGGGTGCAGAAATGTTCTATGAGGCAAAGAACAATACCTATACTGATGGTGAAGGTGGATATTATGAGTTTGAGAATGAGTATTCAGATGAGAACCCGCGAGAAGGTAAAGTTTCGTTTGATAATATAAAGCCTACCATAACTGGAATCACCAACGCGGCAGTACAAAGGATAGATATGTTCTCAGAGTT